TGCCCCTGGCAAACTCGATGGATGGAGACTTCGATACCGGCAACGTCCGGTACAAGGCCCGTGAGCGTTACAGCTTCGGCTGGTCTGACCCTCTGGGGATGTGGGGTTCGTCGGGTTCGTCCTGATGAATGTGGAAAGGGGGCCTTGTGCCCCCTTTTCTTTTGGTGTATATTGCTTTCATTCCGGGGTCCCCGGCGTTCTGACAGTCCCGGCTGACGACATGTAGACAGAACGCTCACAATACTCGCATGTGAGGAAATCATGGCTAATACCACCTTCAACGGCCCAGTTCGGTCGCAAAACGGCTTTCAATCTATCACCACCAACAGCACCACTGGCGCTGTTACCGTGGACGCCACTTTTGGCGCAACCACCAGCGTGACTAATCTGACAACCACAAACCTGGTTTTCACTGATCAGAACCACCCCACCACTGCCGCAATCAACGCTACGGCCACCGCCACCGCAGCAGAAGTTGCAACGGGTTACATCACCTCCACATCAGCGGCTCCAACGACCATTACGCTGCCCACGGGCACGGCGCTTGGTGCCGCTATTAGTGCTGTTAAAGGTACCGTTCTTGACCTGTACGTGGACAACACTGCTGGCGCATCGACCGTGACCATTGCTGTTGCTACCAACGGCATCTTGTCCAGCGCTGCTGCGGACACTCCCGGCTCGTTTGGCGACTTGACCATCGCATCTGGCGCTACTGGCCTTGCCCGGTTCACCATCATGTTCTCCAGTGCCACCGCCTACGTGTTTACCCGTACGGCTTAATAGGAGCGCATCATGACGATGCAGTATGACGTAAAGTCGAAACACATGACCTCTTCGGGCGTGGCGGTAAACTTCCGCACACGCCTCAAGGGGGCCGTTGTGTCGGCAAACACCAGTGCAGCCACTCGTAATACCGTGTTTGCAAACAATGTGACGCAAACGGGCACTTACGGGCGGTCTACGAACACTGTGACGGTGACTATCACCAATCATGGCCTCACTACTGGGGACCGCGTTTGGTTGGACTTTTCTGCGGGCACAGGCGGCACTGCGACAGACAACGTCTATGCGGTCACGGTTTCGGACGCCAACACATTCACGGTAACGGACGCTGCCAGTGGCACCATCACCGGGTCTCCTGCGGTGTCGATGTACGCTGACATTTTGATGGAAGCAGATTCGTACAACGCAACTGCATTTCCCGTGGTGATTCCGGGCGAAGGAATTTTGGCCGAAGATGGCATTTTTGTTGGCTTGGTCGCAAACGTAACAACTACTTTGTTCTATGGCTAAGACCGCAGCATGGACTCGCAAGGAAGGCAAGAACCCCAAGGGCGGACTCAACGCCAAGGGGCGAGCCTCCTACAACAAGGCCAACCCAGGCAAGCCTGGGCTCAAGCCCCCTCAGCCCGAGGGCGGCAGCAGGCGCGACTCTTTCTGTGCCCGCATGGAGGGCATGAAGAAGAAGCTGACCGGCGAGAAAGCCAAAAAAGACCCGAACAGTCGTATCAACAAGAGCCTGCGGGCTTGGAACTGCTGACATGAGCCAGAACCATGATACCGTCAAAAACGTGCTGGATGTAGTGGCAATCTTTGGCACTGTTGGCGCGTTTTTGAACATGCTCACGCCGCTGTTTGGTTTAATCGGCGCAATCGTTGGTGCCATGCGTATTTACGAGATGGCCACCGGGAAAGACTTTTACACGCTTTTCCGCAGAAAGAAAGCTGACGATGCCAAGCAAGAGTAAGGCACAACACAACTTGATGGCGATGGTGGCCAACAACCCCGCCGCTGCCAAACGAGTAGGAGTTCCGCAGTCTGTCGGCAAGGAGTTCATGAAGGCAGACAAGGGCAAGCGGTTTGGGTCTGGGAGCCGTGCAGATGCGCAGGCAATCAACAAGCCCAAAACCAATCAAGGCAAGCAAGAGTTTTTTTCAAAAGGTGGTGACACTATGGCTTCCAAAATGAACGCCGGCTTTATGGCGATGATGGCAAAGAAAAAAGGCGCACCTGCCAAGAAGATGGCCAATGGTGGTATCACCACGGCCAAGATGGGTACGGTCAAGACTGCGGCTCCTAGCCGTGACGGCATGGCTACCAAAGGCAAGACCAAAGGCACGATGGTCAAGATGTCCGGCAGCAAACCGCTGGGCATGAAGATGGGTGGTCGCACCTGCTGATAGGAGGCTATCATGTCACGTAAATCCACGAAAAACTACTCCAAATTGCTTGGCGGCTTGGGCGCTATGTACGCGCTTTCAAAACTGCCGGTTGGTGAGGGTGTGAGGCCGGAGGATGTAAACAAAGAAGATGCGGCTAGGGACAAGCTGGAGACGGAACAACGTCTAGCGCGGTTGCGTGTAGACAGGCCCCCCGAGCCTGCTACTTCTGCTGCCCGTTTGCAGCCAAGGGTAAAGGATGTTGATTTTTTTCAAAGCGAGAGGGACCCAGGGCTGTTTGGTGTTGGTAAGAAAAAAGGCGGCGTGGTAAGTGCATCTCGTCGCGCAGATGGGATTGCCCAGCGTGGCAAAACTCGCGGGAAGATGTACTGACATGAGGCCGAGTCGTGGCATGGGCGCCATCATGCCCTCCAAAATGCCCGGTGGGGTCAAGAAGCCCCGCCGTGACGACACGGACTTCACGCAGTACGCCGAGGGCGGCAAGGTCAACGCGGCGGGCAACTACACCAAACCGGAGCTGCGCAAGCGTATTGTGAGCCAAGTTAAGGCGGCGGCAACGCATGGCACCGGAGCAGGCCAATGGTCGGCCCGTAAAGCCCAGCTTGTGGCCAAGAAGTACAAGGCCGCTGGTGGCGGGTACCGAGACTGACATGAAAGACCCGCAGCAATCGCTCAAGGATTGGGGCGCTCAGAAGTGGCGTACCAAGTCTGGCAAGCCGTCAAGCAAGACGGGGGAGCGGTATCTGCCCGAGTCTGCCATCAAAGCCCTGACCCCAGCCGAGTACGCCGCTACGACCCGTGCCAAGCGGGCAGGTAAGAAGGTTGGAAAACAATTTGTTAAGCAACCACCCAAGGTGGCGGCGAAGACGGCAAGGTACAGGTAATGGCTTGGTCAGACGTACTCAAGGCGGTAATCCCCATCGTGGTGGCGGCCCTGGCTTGGCTGCTGGGGCAGGTTGCGTCTTTCTCCGAGCGCCTGACCAAGATCGAGGGGCAGATGCCTGCGCTCATCACAAAGGAAGGCATCCCGACCGACAGCCCGATCAGCGCAGAGCGCCGCGCCATGTTGAAGGAGCAGATGATGCAACACATCAACGAGCTTCAGGTCAAAGTCAGACTCCTTGAAGAACGCGAAAAGCTGGGGAAGAAATAATGGCAGGCGGTGGCACCAATTCGTCGAACCCGCTGGGTCCGCAGCAGGGGCAGAGCACTCCTCCGACTGGCGGGACAGGCCAGATGCCGGGTTTTGCCAACAACCCGTTTGGCCCGCCGCAGCAAAATACGGGCGGCGGTATGGCGACGGCCCAGCCCGCAGTAATGGCCGAACCCCAAGTGCTTAACCCGTCAACGTACACCAACTACGGGCAAGGCAACGGCGGCGGATTTGGTGGTGGGCAGCAACCCGCAATGTTGTCTGACATGCAGTCTGACATGCAGTATCGCCCACACGCGCTTGGCGGTGGGTTTGGCGGGCAGCTTGGCCAGCTAAGGCAAAACCCCTTTCAGCCCCAGCAGCCTGCGTTCATGCAGAGCCCTGAGTACCAGGGGTATCAGACGCAGATGCAGGGACTTCAGCAGCAGATGAACGACTACATGCAGAAAGCCCCGATGTACCAGCAGTTGCAAGACCTGCAAGGCAAAATGCAGGGGTACCATGACAACTATGCTCGGCAACAACAGCAGCAGATGATGCAACGTCCGTCACCGTTTCGCCGTGGGCAGTTTCAGCAGCCAGCGGGTCTTCAAGGGCTGATGGGTATGTTGGGCGGTAGGGGTGGTATGGCGCAGCTAGGGTCGTACGAGCAATATGTTGACAGCAACAGCGGGGCCAAGTCCCCCTCTGCGCACGTACGTCGGGGGCCAACCATGTCTCGGGCAGACTTCGATGCGCGTAATATCATGTCGATGGGCATGCCGCAATACCAACGTGCCATGACAATGGACATGCCGCAAGCCCGTGGGTTTGAGTCAGACTATCGGGCACTCATGAAGAATGGCGGTAAGGTTTAACTATGGCCACCACATCCGGCGCAGCAGGTTTTAACCTCGATCTGACTGAGATCGTCGAGGAGGCGTTTGAGCGCGTGGGCTCGGAGATACGTACGGGCTACGATCTCAAGACAGCCCGCCGTTCCATGAACCTGCTGTTTGCCGATTGGGCCAACCGTGGCGTCAACATGTGGACGTTTGAGCAGGGCACTATCCCGCTCGTCCAGGGCATCAACACCTACGCGCTGCCAAACGACACCGTGGACCTGCTCGATCATGTGATCCGCACGCAGCCCAACCAGCAGTCCAATCAGGCCGACTTGACCATCACGCGTATCAGCGTGTCCACCTACGCGACGATCCCAAACAAGCTGACGCAGGCGCGGCCAATCCAGCTCTGGGTGCAGCGGCTGGACGGGCAAGTCTCTCCCACGGGGTTCACATACCAGAGCGCGGACACTGGTGCGCAGACCCTGACACTGTCTTCCACGGCCAACCTGCCCACGCTGGGCTTCCTCAACATCGGCACCGAGACGATCTACTACGGCTGGATCAACAGCAGCACACAGCTTGGCGGCGTTTTTCGGGCCCAGAACGGCACGAGTCAGACAACTCCTACGGTGGGCACCCCGGCGTACCTCAACAACACTCCGCGCATAACGGTCTGGCCAACGCCAGACCAAGGCACTGTGGGCAACCCCACGTACCAGTTTGTGTACTGGCGCATGCGCCGGGTGCAGGACGCCGGGGGCGGCGTCAACGTAATGGACGTGCCGTTCAGGTTCATCCCCTGCATGGTTGCAGGGCTGTCGTACTACATGGCGCTCAAAGTGCCCGGTGCGCTGGACCGGCTGCCGATCCTCAAACAACAGTATGACGAGGCGTGGGACTTGGCCTCGCAGGAAGATCATGAGAAAGCGGCTGTGCGATTTGTGCCGCGCAGGCAGTACATCGCTGGGGCGTTCTGATGCCCAATCGTTTTTCGTCCGGCAAGTTTGCGATTGCGCAGTGTGACCGTTGCAACTTTCGCTTCAAGCTCAAGGAGCTCAAGACATACACGCTCAAGACGAAGAACGTGAACATGTTGGTGTGCCCGGCTTGTTGGGACCCCGACCACCCGCAGCTTCAGTTGGGCATGTACCCGGTGGAAGACCCGCAGGCGGTGCGCAACCCGAGGCCAGATATCACGTACCGGCTGGGCGGCAACAGCGGGCTACAGATTTCAAACGTCAGCGGTACGGACCCGGACGAGGACGGCACGGCCACTGGCGGTAGTCGGATTTTTCAGTGGGGGTGGAACCCAGTGGGCGGATCAAGCTTCTTTGATGCGGCGCTGACACCAAACAACTTGGTTCTTACCGTGAATCTTGGTACAGTCACAGTTGCAACGACATAAGGAGTCGATCATGAACAAGATGGATTTGATGCAGGACAAGAAAACTGCGGCAAAAGCGGTGCACAAGCACGAGAAAGCCAAACACCCTGGTCAGCCGCTGACTAAAATGCGTGCTGGCGGCAAGACCAACAGCGACATGCTCAAGATGGGCCGCAATATGGCCAAGATTGCCAACCAGAAGTCCCCTGGCCGCAAAGGAGCCTAAGATGGCTACGTACAAACAACCTACAAAAGTAGCATCGGTTGTGGTGGGTGAAGAACCCGCCAAGACGACCATGCGCAAGGCCAATGTGGCTGTGGCCAACACCCGCAGTCAAGACTACCCGCCGATGAAAACCAGCGGCATCAAAATCCGTGGTACGGGCTGCGCCATCAAGGGCGTGATGGCCAGGGGTCCGATGGCATGAACTACGCCGCGTTGTCTGCTGCGAT